CCTTTTTAACCATAAAATGGGACATGGTGAAGTAACCAAATGTGATGTTCATTCTGTTGCGAGCATTGAAAAAAGAGTTCCTCTGTTTGAGGCATTTTTAGAAAACGGCGTGAATTGGACTCGCAGGCCACTTCACGCTTTTTGCTGGAAACCAGACGCACCGATTGAACCTTTAGAGGACATTATGTATTGGGATTGCTTTTCCCCATACATTGACGTTCAAAGACGTGCTCGTCTCGCTGGATTACAGGCAGAATTAATTCGTCCCGATGGAAAAAAGGTCGTCGGATCATATATGTTTACTCTTGATTGGTCCTGGGAGAACAAAGGTGTCCCAGATCTTAATTTTTCAGAGACACCTGAACACAAATGTGCTCATTTATTCAAAGTAGAAACGGGAAATTACTACGCATATCCAAATAATCGCATTATTTGGTATGATAATGCCTGGACATTCAACAGAATTGATAAAAATCCTGGTTATGAAATTGATTTGACTGTCTATTCGGTTGAAAATAAGAGAAAATTTGAGACATCTGATCACTATATGTACCAAATTACTGATTTGGAATCAAAATAAATAAATTTTTACCAAAAAATTGAGTTGAAACAGTTTTCAATGGGCAAACACCTGCTCCTAGAGGTGTATGATGTTGACTTTGATCTGATTAATGACGTAAATTCTCTTCAGAACGTCATGATTAGAGGTATTGAACGTGCGAAGATGACGATCTTGAACACTTTTTCGCACTGTTTTCTTCCACAAGGGTGTACAGTCGTCATTGCCCTTGCCGAAAGTCACGTTTCTTGTCATACTTGGCCAGAAAATGGGTGTCTGGCAGTAGATGTATACACCTGTGGTGAAGGAAATCCCAAATTAATTGCTCTTGAAATACTTAAATACCTCAATTCAGACTCATATTCACTGCGCGAACTGGATCGTTAAATAGAAATAAGGAGATAGCAACCTCCTTTATAAAAGTTCTGTTTTATTCATTAAAACAGGAGCTAAAATGTCTAATCTACCAGTCGATAGAGATTCAAATTACATGAGAGAGATGTGGGGAACCACGAAATTAATCACTGATTATAATATAAACTCACCAAAAAGAGTCATTCAAGAAATTTATCATGACTTGGCACCCAAGCACAATCTCAAAAAACAAACCGAACTTCATGAGAAAATTCGTAATGATGAAGATTACGATGATTGGAGTTATGGAACTGAACCAACATATGGTTCACCTTGGAAATAGGATATAAATAAAGCAAGAAACTTTTGTCCGATGGCAATACAAAGGATATCTAGATCGTTTAAAGATATTAGTTTATCCTTTGAACCTCATCCGGTCACAAAGGATTTGCCGATATTGAGAAACGAAAACGCAATAAAAAGATCAGTCAGGAACATTGTAGAGACTCTTCCTACAGAAAAGTTCTTCAATCCAGTTTTTGGATCTGACGTTCGTAGTAGTCTTTTTGAATTTGTTGATTTTGGTACTGCCTCAATCATACAAAATCAAATTGAACTTGCGATACGCAACTTTGAAACCAGAGTTGAAAACGTTTCTGTTGAGGTAACTCCTAGACCAGATACTAATGAGTTTGAGGCAACCATATTCTTTGACATTATTGGACAAGACTTCCCGACTCAAGAATTTACATTTATCCTAGAGGCAACAAGATAAAATGCCTTTTACACAGTTTACCAACCTAGATTTTGATCAGATCAAAACTTCTATAAAGGATTATCTTCGTGCGAACTCAAATTTTACAGACTTTGATTTTGAAGGATCAAACTTCTCTGTATTAATTGATACTCTAGCATATAACACTTATATCACGGCATTTAATTCCAACATGGTCGTGAATGAGTCTTTCCTAGACTCTGCATCTTTAAGAGAAAACGTTGTCTCGTTAGCAAGAAATATTGGATACGTACCACGCTCTAGAACGGCGTCTAAAGCGGTTGTTTCATTAACGGTGCCAACTACCACAACAAGTCCAACACTGACCTTACAGGCAGGTCTAGTGTGCGTTGGTGGCATTGAAGACACGACCTATACTTTTTCAGTTCCAGAAAATATCACGACCACTGTAACTGGAGGTGTGGCATCATTTAGCGATGTCAGCATTTATCAAGGAACTTTTCTTCGTAACCAATTCGTTGTTGATGGATCATTAGATCAGAGATTCCTATTAGATAATTCGTTTATTGACACATCAACAATTGTGGTCTATGTAAAGGGTATTTCTGATACTGGACTTGGTAGAGAATATACTTTAGTTGACAACATCTTAAATCTAGACAGTTCTTCCGAAACATTCCTGATTCAGGAAATAAAAGATGAGAAGTATGAGTTGTTGTTTGGTGACGGCATTTTTGGAAGAAAATTAGAAAACGGAACTATAATTACAGTCACCTATATCGTCACAGATGGAAAAGACGGTAATGGTGCATCCCTATTTTCATTCTCTGGATCGTTAAGAGGATCTTCAGATGAAATTGTAGTCCCGTCATCAACGGTTTCTGTTCTTACCACAACATCCTCATCTAATGGTGGTGATATTGAAAGTATTGACTCAATCAAATACTTTGCTCCAAGACTCTATTCGTCACAGTATAGAGCGGTTACTGGAAGAGATTATGAGTCTATTATTCAACAAATTTATCCAAATACAGAATCAGTATCTGTTGTGGGTGGTGAAGAGTTAGATCCCCCACAATTCGGAACCGTTCTGATTAGCATTAAACCAAAAAATGGTGATTACGTTTCTGATTTTGATAAGCAACAGATTTTGAGTAAACTTAAAAATTACTCATTGACTGGTATTAATCAGTCTATCATTGATCTCAAAGTTCTTTATGTTGAGATTGATACCGCAGTTTACTATGATTCACCAAAAGTATCAAATGTAAATGATCTAAAAACAAGAGTTACCAGTGCTCTTACAACTTATGCTTCTTCTACAGATGTTAATAAGTTTGGTGGTAGATTTAAGTATAGTAAACTTGTGAGAATTATTGATGATGTTGATACTGCGATTACTTCAAATATAACCAGAGTTGTTATAAGAAGAAACTTAAAAGCAGCAGTCAATCAATTCGCACAATATGAACTGTGCTTTGGAAATCAGTTTCATATCAATTCCAAAGGGTTCAATATTAAAAGTACTGGATTTAGAATCTCTGGTGAGGCAGATACAGTATATCTAACAGATGTTCCAAATAAAGATGCTAATGGCAACTTGGATGGGAGTGGAACTGGAGTAATATCTGTAGTTAAACCAGATCTAAATGGATTAACTAACCGAGTCGTAATCAAATCAGCGGGAACAGTTGATTATACAACTGGCGAAATAATTTTAACAACAATAAATATCACTTCTACAGATTTAGGTAATAATATCATTCAGGTCCAAGCATATCCTGAATCAAATGATATCATTGGATTAAAGGATCTATACCTAAACTTTAGCGTTGCTGACAGCACCATAAATATGGTTAAGGATACCATATCTTCTGGTGAACAAATATCTGGTATTGGATTTAAGGTAACATCAAATTATCTAAACGGAGAACTCAAGAGGATATAAGATGATAGCAACAGGGTTTGAATCAAGAGTACAAATACAACAAATTGTTGAGAATCAACTTCCAGAATTTATTCTATCAGAAAGTCCAAAAGCATCAGAATTTTTAAAGCAGTATTATATTTCGCAGGAATTTTCTGGTGGACCAGTTGATATTGTAGATAATTTAGATCAATATTTAAAGTTAGATAACCTAACTCCAGAAGTAATTACTGGAGCAACTTCTTTATCATCAAACATCACCAGCACAGATTCTGTAGTTGTAGTCAATAGTACCAAAGGATTTCCAAATCAGTATGGTCTATTTAAAATTGATGATGAAATTATTACATATACTGGAATAACCACAAACAGTTTTACTGGTTGTATTCGTGGTTTTAGTGGTATAACAACTTATCATGCAGACAATTCACCTGGGGAATTGGTTTTTTCAACTTCTTCTTCGGCAGCACACACCTCTGGTGCAGTTGTTTCAAATTTAAGTTCTTTATTTTTAAAAGAGTTTTATACGAAAGTTAAATATACTCTCACTCCAGGATTAGAAAATGTTGATTTTGTTTCTAATCTGGACGTAAGTAACTTCATTAAGGAATCAAAAGTATTCTATCAAGCAAAAGGGACCGAAGAATCTTTCAGAATTCTTTTTAATATTTTGTATGGAGTAACACCAAAAGTTATTGATCTTGAGCAATATCTATTAAAACCATCTTCCGCACAATTTATCAGAAGAGAAATTGTAATTGCCGAAAGAATTTCTGGTGATCCAAATAAATTGGTTGGGCAAACAATCAGAAAATCTACAGATGTCAACACTCAGGCATCTGTATCAGAAGTAGAGATTATTACTAGAAAGGGTAGAACCTATTATAAATTAGGTTTATTTGTTGGTTTTGATGAGAAAGATTTAATTGAGGGATCATTTACAATTCCAGGAAAAACCAAAGTTATTGGAAACGTTTCTACTGGATCATCTGTAATCACTGTTGATTCAACGATTGGATTTAGCACATCAGGAACTTTTATCTGTGGTAATGATACCATAACTTACACAAATAAAACTGTAAATCAATTTCTGAATTGTACCGGAATTGACTCTACAATTAGTTCCACTACAGACTTGAGATCTGATGAAGTCATTTATGGTTATGAAAATGGAGACCTGGCAAAAAAGGTAGAATTAAGAATTACTGGAGTTCTATCAAAATTTGTTCCCATTTCCGATATTAAACTTACATCAGAAGGTGAGAGAATTTTTGTAAAGAATCTTGGAGAAAATATTATTAATCCTGAAGTTGATAAAACTACAAAACAAATTTTTAGCAATTCCTGGATTTATAACACATCTTCACGTTATCAAATAGATTCAATTTCTGGTTCTTCATTTACTTTATTATCAAGTATTGATAAGTCCAGTTTAAAAGAATCTGACAGTGTTGATGTTTTAGTCAGAGGAACTCAAAATGTTGTAGTCTCTAATGCTACAGTAAGAAATATCAATCAAAATACAAAAGAAATACTCTTAGATAATTTAGCAGGATTTAGTCCTGTAGTTGGTCTTTCTTATGATATCCGAAGAAATTTAAATAAGGCATATAGTTCTGGAGCAGAATTACAGTTTGGAAATAACGTAATTACTTCAGATGTTCAAAATGTTTATAATGATCTAGATGAATATTTTTATGTGGCAGCTAACTCTTTGCCATCATATGAGATTACTAAAAATATTTCTAAGGCAACCTTAACTGAAGCAACTGGAGATAAAATTCAAGGTTATAATGCTTCAACTCTAAAATATTCTATCCTATCTTTTGATTCCGATGTACCATTTATCACTGGGGATGCTGTATACTATTCTCCAGAAATAACGGCGATAACAGGATTATCAGGGGGAATTTATTATGTAAAAGTTTTAACTAACAAAAATCAAATAAGACTTTATTCATCCAGATCATTTATTCCTATTGATGATTATGTTGAATTTGAACCACTTTCTTCTGGAACAGGAAGTCACACATTTACTCTTTATGCTAGTTTTGGTAAAAAAATAGGTCCACAAAAGTTACTCAAGAAGTTTCCTTTGGGGGCAAATATTGAATCGGGATATGGAATAGAAACCGTTCCAGGTCCTATTGGTATTTTAATTAATGGTGTTGAAATTATAAATTATAAATCTGATGATAAAATCTATTATGGTCCAATAGAAAATGTAGAAATTTTAAATACTGGATCAAACTATGATGTAATTAATCCACCAACGATTCAGATTTCAACCCCAGGTTCTGGAACGACTTGTTTTGTTCAACCAGTTGTAAGTGGAATTGTGACCGCAGTTTATGTGGATCCACAAGATTTTGACATAGAAAAAATAATTTCTGTCACTGTTACTGGAGGAAATGGTAGTGGTGCTGTTTTAGAACCAATTCTTTCAAAAAGATATAGGGAGTTGCCTTTTGATGCTAGACTGAATACAGAGTCTGGTGGAATTGATGTTACTAATGAAACTATTACATTCATAAACAACCACAATCTATCAAATGGTCAACCAATTGTTTATAATAGAAATGGAAATAATCCTGTCAGTATTGGAACATTTGCCGGATTAAATACTGATCAAAACAAAACGTTACAAAGTGGATCATTATATTATCCACAAATTGTTAATCCAACAACGATTAAACTATATCAGACATTTTCAGATTATTATGTTGGCATTAACACCGTAGGATTTACTACGGCAAGTAATATTGGTATTCATAAGTTTAGAATATATGATACTAAAAATACATTACAATCTGTCAAAGTTATAAATCCTGGTGGTGGATATGAAAACAGAAAATTAATTGTAAAGTCAACTGGAATTTCTACAATTACGTCAACTGTTAATTTTGTTAATCACAATTTTAATAGTGGTGAAAAGGTTGTATACTCAACAACTGGTACGCCAATAGCAGGATTAACAACAACAAATCAATATTATGTAATTAAATTAGACAATGATTCCTTTAGACTATCTGATGCTGGCATTGGTGGAACTATAACTTCCAATTATACAAGAAAAAATTATATTAAATTTGAATCTATTGGATCTGGATATCACAATTTTGAATATCCACAAATTCAAGTCAATATTAATGTTGAGTATTCTGGAACAACTGGTGTAATAACTGCGACTCCTGTAATTCGTGGATCAATTGTTGATGCCTATGTTTATGAGTCTGGTAGTGGATATGGATCAGAAATTCTAAATCTTCAAAAGAAACCAACTCTAACTATTAAGAATGGTAAGAACGGACAATTAAAACCCATTATTGTTGACGGTAGAATAGTATCAGTTGAAATCCAAAGTAGAGGATCTGAGTATTATGCCGCTCCTGATTTAGAAGTAAATGGCGATGGAATTGGGGCAAAATTAAGAGCAAAAGTTCAAAATGGATATATTTCTGAAGTTGTAATTTTAAATTCTGGTGTTAACTATACTCAGGATAAAACTACGGTTTCAATAACCGCTCCAGGATCTGGTGCTATTCTTGAACCAAAAATAAGAGGAATATCAATTAATAATTTTGAAAGATATGGATCTGAAATTTTAAGAGATTCTGGAGATCAATTAGAATATTCTGTAGTCGGTTATTCTACTAACATAGGGAAAACTTATTTTGGAGATGGTGGATTAGATCACTCTCCTATTATTGGTTGGGCATATGATGGAAATCCAATTTATGGTCCATATGGATACAGTGACCCATCGGATGAAAATTCTGGAATCAGACTTCTTCAAACAGGATACAGTTCCTCGTCTTCAAATATAGAAGATAGACCATCTGGATTTGGAGTAGGATTTTTTGTTGATGATTACAAATTCACAGGTTCTGGAGATTTGGATGAAAATAATGGTAGATTTTGTAGAACACCAGAATATCCAGAAGGAACATATGCTTATTTTGTAGGCATAAGTACAAATACTTCAACTGGAAAACTAGAACCAAAATATCCATATTTTATCGGAAATACTTACAGATCAAATCCAATTCAAGAGAATTTCTTAATAGATCAAAATACTTTTGATTTTAACAGTTCTAATTTAATCAGAAACACTTTCCCATATAAAGTATCCGATACTTATGCTGATAATGATTTTATCATTGAGTCAAACGAATATGTTGATCAAACAGCAATCGTTGATTCGGTTACTAAAGGATCGGTAGATTCATTCCAAATTGTTGAAGCGGGTAGCGATTATAAGATTGGTGATTCAGCAACATTTGACAATACTGGAACTAGTGGTGGAGGTTTAAGTGCCTACGTTAAAACTTTAACTGGAAAGGAAGTTACAAGTTTACAGACAACTATTGAGCAGTATAATAACGTTGTCTTTATTTGGGACAATCCAAATCAAATCTCCGCTTATATTTCTACATCACACGCTTTAAATGATGGTGATAATGTTGTAGTATCTGGATTATCTACATCAATAAGATCTTTAACGTCTTCTCATGTTTCTGGCGTATCTACAGTAAGGACTGTAGTTTACAAGGAAATATCTGCTAATTCAACAGCAGGTGTTGTGACAGATATCTATGTTTCTTCTATACCAAATTCAATATCTATTGGGAGTAGTATAGGCATTGGAACAGAGAGACTTTTTGTTCTGAATAGATTTACTGATAAAAATATCTTAAGAGTAAAGAGAGGTGTTTCTGGATCAGCACATACAGCATCATCATTTGTTGATCTAATTCCAAGTTTCTTAACTTTACCTGTACAGTCAGACTATTTTGACTCTAAAGTGGATGATAAGTATTATTTCAATCCAAAAGAGTCTGTTGGTGTAGGAACCATTGTAGGTATTGGTACATCGGTAAATTATACCAAAGGGGAACTTTTAGAGGTAGTTTCTGTACCTACACAAAGTATATACTTACCAAATCACCAATTTAAAACAAACCAGGAAGTTGTTTTTACAAAACCATCGTCTGGTCTGGGTCTAACAGTATCCAATTCATCTGGTGGTTCTACTTTTAATCTACCAAGTAGTGGAAACAGTCAAACTGTATACATCATAAACAAATCGAATGATTACATTGGTATTGTAACTCAAGTTGGACTTACAACTAATACAAACGGTCTATTCTTTGTAAATAATGGTTCTAATCAATTTGATTACTTACTAGAATCTAATTTCTCTCAAGTAACTGGATCTGTTCAAAAAATTACCACTCAAGTTTCAGTTTCAACATCCCACAATTTATCCAATGGTGATAATATTACTCTCACCGTAGAATCAAATCAATCTGTTGGGATTGGAACTTCTGGATCAGTAGTAGTCAAGTACAATTCATCAAGAAATAAAATTTTAATTGATCCAGTAGGATTTTCTTCATCTTCAATAGATTTGTCAGAGAATAAAATCACAATACCATCCCATAGGTTAAAAACTGGTGATAAAGTATTCTATGATTCTAATTTAGTTTCAAGTGGATTAAGCACTGGTGAATATTTTGTTTATAGAATTGATGACAATAATATTAAATTATCGGAAACATATTATGATGCTGCAACATACCCACCAAATATTGTAAGTTTGGGATCTACTGGTGGATCCAATCACCAAATTTCACCGATCAATCCAGAGATTTTTGTAATTAATAACAATGATTTAGTTTTTGATCTCACTGATTCTTCGCTATTGGGTTATAAATTCAAACTATTCTATGATGCTGAATTTAAAAACGAATTCGTGTCCACTGGAAGCACCGATGTTTTCGTTGTTTCTGGAGTTGGTACAGTAGGATTAACTACCAATGCATCACTAACACTTGGTTATTCAGTAGATAATCCAACTAACCTATTTTATACATTAGAAAAATCTGGATATATTAGCACATCAGATACGGATGTGTTTAACCATTCAAAGATTACTTATGTTGATAGTAAGTATAATAACAATTATAAAGTCTTTGGTGTTGGAACAACGAGTTTTAATGTTTCATTAAAACAAATTCCAGAATCATTATCATATAATACTACAAATACAGATACTTTAAAGTATTCAACCAATTCTTCGTCTGCTAGAGGAGGTGTAGAATCATTACAAATAACATTTGGTGGATATGGATATAAAAAACTACCAACTTTTGTAAGTATAGCATCGACTCAAGGATTGAATGCTAAAATTCTCCCAAATTCTAGAAACCTCAATAGAATCGATGATGTTCGTATTATTGATCCTGGATTTGAATATTCTTCAGATAAAACTTTGAGACCAGAAGCATTTGTTTCTCCAGTTGTCTCATTGATTAATTCTGATGAAATCACAAATATTGAAGTTTTATATGGTGGAAGAAACTACACATCAGCACCAGATTTGATAATAGTTAATCCAGAAACAGGTGATCAAATAGTAACTGGTCTTATTCAATCCAATTTAAGTGGAACTTCAATTTCTAATGTCAGTATTGTTCAGTCACCAAAAGGATTGAGTGCCATAGAGCAATCAATAGTTGCTATTAATAACAGTAATGGAGTAACAATTAACACCATACAGTCTTCAACAAGTGGGATTGTAACTTGTGTGTTGGTAACACCGATTTCTGGATTCTCTACATCAGTCTTCAGTGTTGGTGAAAAAATCTTTGTTGAAGGGATTCAAAAATATGGTAATGATGGTGAAGGATTTAATTCTTCTGACTATGGATATGATTTCTTTACAGTCTCAGCATATAGAAATACAAACCCAGCAGAAATTGAGTTTAACTTGTCTGGTATTACAACAAATGCTGGTATTGCCAAAACATCACAAAATTCATATGCGTCTATCGTAAAATACGATGATTATCCAAGATTTAGAGTAACACAAGCACCATCACTGTTCCAGGTAGGAGAAAATCTTCTCTCACTAACTGGTGGGCAATTTGTTAGTGTTGATTTAATTATTACTGAAAGTGGAAAGGATTATATTAAAGTTTATGGAGATTATCAGTTATCACTAAATGAAACTATAAAAGGATCTGTAAGTGGATCTATTGCCACAATTAATGATGTAATTGATAACTTTGGAAGATTTGATGTTGATTACTCTTTACGTCAAGATTATGGTTGGTCAGACAACATAGGAAAACTTGATGAAGATTACCAGGTGTTGGCAGACAACGATTACTATCAATCTCTGTCTTATACAGTAAAAAGTCCTATTGAGTTTGAAGAACTTGTAAATCCAGTAAATCGTCTCTTACATACAAGTGGACTTAAGAATTTTGCTGACACTGAAGTAAAATCAACATCAACAGTTTCAATTGGATCCTCAACAATTGATACAATCAGCATTTTTGATATTTTAGAAGAGAAGAGAGTGGATACTATCAACAATTACGACTTAACCATTGATGTTGATGTTGTTGATAACAAGTCAAAATTCTTAAAACTTAAGAGTAAAAAACTAGCCGATTATATTGAGTGTAGATCAAACCGCGTTTTAAAAATTGACGACATAAGTTCTCAATTCTCCAATTCATTATCATCATTGGATCAATATGTTGACTTGTTTATTGATGAGGATTATTCAAGATTCTTAACTCAGATAAGAAATCCAAATAATAATGATACTCAAATTGTTGAATTAGTAGTTCTTAAAGACTCTGATAATATCTTCACATTTGAAAAATCTAACGTATACAATACATCTCAAGAGTTAGTAGAAATAACAGGAAATACAGATGAGTTTGGTAATTCTTCTCTAAGATTTACACCTTTAGATCCATTTGATAGTGATTATGACATCAAAGTATTTAAAAATACCTTTAATACAGATCTAACGGGAATTTCAACCCAAAGCATAGGTTTTGTTGATCTAACAGGTGTTAATAGAATTGTAAGTGCTGGACAAACTTCTGAAATTATTTCAGATAATATTTCAAATGTTAATTCTTATTTTGCTTCTGTTGAGGTAACAAATAATTCAACAAGTGAAAAGAACTTTGTAGAACTTTATGTTACCCACGATGGAACTAATTCATATTTCTCAGAATATTATGTTGACACTGGATCAGATCCTGTATTTTCATCAAATTTCATAGGTACATTTACATCATCTATTAATTCTGGAATTCTGTATCTGAATTATGAAAATAATACTTCAAATGAAGTTCTAATAAGATCAAAGGTTGTTGGATTTGGCACAACTGCTGCTGGAATTGGAACCTATAGGTTTAAAGAAACCGGTCAAATTGATGGGACTGAAAGATCCATAAAATTAGAATCAAATTATGTGAATGTTTCTTCTGCTTCAACTATTGTAGGATTTAGCACTTCGGAAATAACAGGTGTTAAAAATATTGTAAGAGTATCTTACGGATCTACTAGTGCTATACATCAAATTTTAATGGTACATAATGATGAAAATACGTACAGCACCCAATATCCATTCATATCAATTGGAAGCACTTCTGGAATAGGAACATTCTCGACAGAATACAATGGATCCAACTTTAATTTAATCTTCCATCCTGATGTATCTATTGTTGGAAGTTTACAGATTCAAAGTTTTAGTGAAGTGATATACACTCAAAGTGATTTGGATAATGCTGCTCCAGATTTACTATATGGTCCTGTTACGGAATCACTATCTTTAATCCAATACAATGCTATTAACGGTACAAGATCTAATAAAAAAGATTTTATTCTCAATTATGAGGGAGTACCAATCTTTGAGAAGAAATTTAATCCAGCAAATACATCCGTCCTTGAACCTTCTACTGGGATATTTACAATTCAGGATCACTTCTTCAATACTGGGGAGAGATTAATTTATACTCCAAGTTCAACTTTTGTTGGAGTGGCAGCTTCTGCCGTTGGGATAGGGTCAACGCTTAACTCTGTTGGTCTTGTTACCAGTATTTTACCATCGGAAGTTTATGCTATAAAAATTAATAAAGATAAGTTCAGACTTTCTACAAGAAAAGATTATGCTTCCAGTGGAATATACGTTACATTTACATCATCTGGATCTGGTAATAATCATAAGTTGGAGATGTACAAAAAACTTGAGAAATCTCTAATTGATATTGATGGCATCATTCAATCACCTCTGTCGTTTACTCCAATAAACACCACATTAAACAATAATGGTGGACAGATCACAAATTCTTCAACAGTATTTGGAGTAACGGGAATTACATCTATAGTTCCAAATAATATTCTAAAAATTGACAATGAATACATGAAAATTGTATCTGTTGGATTTGGTACAACTTCTGTTGGACCAATAACAGGCACTGGGGGTGTTCCTTTGTTAGAAGTAGCAAGGGGGTTTGTTGGATCATCTTCAACGTCACATACCGATGGATCTCCTGTAAGAATTTACTCAGGATCCTTTAATATTGTTGGAAACAAAATTTACTTCACTGATGCGCCTAAGGGTAAGAATACCATATTAAAAGACTCTTCAAATCTAGAATATACTAGATCAAGTTTTGATGGAAGAGTTTACTTAAGAAATGATTATACAAATAATAGAATTTTTGACGATATTTCTGATAGATTTACTGGAATTGGACAAACATATACTGTTACTGTTCAAGGAATTAATACTACTGGAATTCAAACAGGAAGTGGTATTCTATTACTCAACGGCATATTCCAAAAACCATCCACAATAAACAATACTGGAAATAATTATTCATATATTGAAAATGTTGGTGTTTCTAGCATTGTATTCACAGGAATAACTTCTTCCAATGGATCTATAATTAAGAGTACCTCTGATATAAATCAAAATCAACTTCCTCGTGGCGGCGTCATCGTATCTCTTGGGTCAAGCGGTGGACTTGGTATTGCTCCTCTTGTTGGTGCTTCCGTTACCGCAATTGTTGGAACCGCAGGAACCATAGTTTCCGTGGGTCTGGGAACCGCTGACATTAGTGGTTCTGGATACCGTGGTACAATTTCCATAGGAATCACTGAGTCGGGTCATACTGGCACAGCAGCGTCTATTACTGCTGTTGTTGGTTTGGGTGGCACTTTAGCATTTACAGTTGTAAATCCAGGATCTGGATATACAAATCCAACCATTCAAGTACCTCAACCATCCTATCAAAATCTTGAAGTTATGGGTGTATCCAGACTTGGTGTTGGAGCAACTACAGAAACAGGAACAGGATTGTTGGTGTCTATTGATGTAGGAGCAAGTTCAACCACAGGAATTGGATCTACTTTATTTGAGGTTACTTCATTTAAGATTACAAGACCTGGATATGGATTCAAAATTGGTGATGTATTCAAACCTGTAGGACTGGTAACCGCTAAAAACCTAGCATCACCATTAACTAACTTTGAATTGACTGTTCTGGACGTATTTACAGATAAAATGTCTTCTTGGGAATTTGGCGATTTTGATTTTATTGATCCAATTGATGATCTTCAAGATGGGTCTAGAACCAGATTCCCATTAAGATATAATGGACAATTGTTGAGTTTTGAAATTGATTCAAATGATCCAGAGTCTTCTTTAATTGATCTAAATTCATTACTATTAGTTTTTGTAAATGGAGTTCTTCAAACCCCCGATGATTCTTATGCTTTTGACGGAGGCACGTCATTCACCTTTATCGTTCCTCCAGAACCAGAAGATAATATTTCTATTTTCTTCTATAAAGGAACTACAGGAACTGATAGCGTCACAGTATCCGTAAATGAAACAGTTAAAGTCGGTGATTTAGTTCAGGTATTTAAAAATAATAACTATCCAGGAACTATAGATCAAAACCTCAGAACAATATATAACATCGCAACATCGGACAAGATAGAAACTAATCTCTATGTTGAACAGGGAATTGATGAAACCAACTTTAAACCATTTAGTTGGACTAAGCAAAAGGTTGATAAGTTTATAAATGGAGAAAATGTCTATAAGACCAGAGACTCCATAGAATCTTTAGTATATCCAACTTCAAAGATTATTAAAAACTTCTCAACCACAGATACAGAACTATTTGTTGATGACGCACAATTCTTTAATTACGAAGAGAACACTTCATCACTAGTAATTACCAGTTTCGGTGGTTTAATTGTAACTGGTTCGTCTCCAGTTGCCGCAGGAATCACTGCTGTAGTATCTGCTGGTGGAACAATACAATCTTTAAGCATTGTTAGTGGTGGTAGTGGTTATGTTGGGTCTTCTGTAACGGTTTCAATATCTGCTCCACCATCAATTGGCGTTGGTGTTGGTACAACTGCCAGAGCGACAGCAACAATAACTAATGGACAAATAACCTCAACTACTATTACAAATCCAGGATTTGGTTATAATCAAAGTGCTCCTCCACAAGTATTGACCCCATTACCTTCGTTTACAAAAGAGGATATTAATAATATCACCACTGTACAAGGTTTCTCTGGAATTATTACTGGAATTACAACTACTTCCGGAACTTCTGGAAATCCATTGGCACTTAAATTCTTCCTAAATGCTTCATCCTTTGTTGGATTACAAACTGGATATCCAATTTACATATTCAACACTTCTGTTGGATCTGGAGTGACTTCAATTGACTCAAATAATTCTTCTGTTGTTGGTGTAGGGACAACGTTCTTGGATAACGTTTATTATATACATTCGATAACTTCCAGTGGATCAAATTCTGAAATTGTTACCAACGTTCATTCCAGTTCTAATATTGTTGGTATTAACACTACAGGAAGCACTACAAGTCCTATTGGTAAGTTCTCTTGGGGTAGATTGTCTGGATTTAGTAGGTCTACATCTCCAATTTCTATTGGCGTAACTGGGTTTACAATTGATTCTGGATTGTCAACATTCCCATCAATTCAAAGAAGGGATTATGGATTGAGAGATAGTGGGGCATTGAGAAAGGATCTTGGGTAGTATAAATATAGGAAAAAGCTAATAATATGGCTGCTATTGTAACAGATCAGTTTAGAATTCTTAATGCTAATAACTTCGTAGAGAATATAGAAAGTTCTTCAAATTCTTACTATGTGTTTTTGGGACTATCAAATCCGACCCAAGTTGGATTTGGAAGAACTTCTGACTGGAACACAAATACGCCGAATCCAGTAGATAATTTTAATAATATTAATCATGTTTCTGACACTATGATTTTTGGCAAAAAAGTCACTAGTGTTAATGTAAGAAGATTAGTTAGAAGAATTGATTGGACTCAAGGAACAAGATATGAAATGTATCGTCATGATTACAGTGTTACATCACCATCACCAGTAACACAGTCATCTAGATTATATGATGCAAATTACTATGTTATGAATAGTAATTATAACGTTTACATTTGTATTGATAATGGGTCATCGGGAATCAGTACTACAGGAAACGCATCGCAGGATGAACCACTATTTACCGATTTAGAACCATCAAGAGCAGGTGAAAGTGGAGATGGATACATTTGGAAATACTTATTTACGGTTTCTCCTAGCGATATTATAAAATTTGATTCAACCGAGTATATTTCTGTTCCCAATAATTGGTCAACGTCTACCGATTCCCAAATACAGGCGGTTAGAGAAAACGGAGACTCTACAGTCAATAATAATCAAATTAAAAAAGTTTATATACAAGATCAAGGATCTGGGTATTCTGGTGGATTGGGGCAAGAAGTTAATATTTTAGGTGATGGTAGTGGAGGAAAGGTTGTTATTGATGTTGTAAGTGGAAAAATAACTAGTGCTTCTGTTTCTTCTGGTGGAAAGAACTATACGTATGGAATGGTTGATCTTGGATCAATAAACGCAAATGCTACAGGCAACTTTGCTAAATTGATTCCAATTATTCCATCATCAAAGGGTCATGGATATGACTTATATAAAGAATTAGGAACCGATAAAGTTTTAATTTATGCTAGGTTTGATGATTCTACTAAAGATTTTCCTACAGATGCTAAATTTGCCCAAATTGGAATCTTAAAAAATCCAACTTCAATTGGATCAACATCTGTGTTTAGTGAAAGTCAATTTTCATCTCTATATTCAATAAAATTTTCTTCTGTTTCCGGAACAATTAGTGTTGGTGATAAAATAAGTCAGGCAGTGACTGGTGGATCAGCTCACGGTTATGTAGCATCATATGACTCTGAAACTAGGGTTCTTAAGTACTATAGAGATAGATCTTTATACTTTAATCAAACCACGTTGGACCAAACAGATTATGTCGGTGTTTCTACTAGTTCAAAAGTATTAAGTTTCCAATCTTCAGCAAATCCTGTCACTACATCTGGTGGATTTTCTGGATCCATTGACACTGGATTTACTGGTATCACAACAAACCCAACGGGGAATAAAATTATTAGTCTAGGAAGTCAGTTCACAAATGGACTATCAAATCCAGAGATAAATAAAGGATCAGGTGAAATTATTTACCTAGATAATAGACCACTGATTACGAGAAATTCTAGACAAAAAGAAGACGTTAAAATTATCCTGGAATTCTAAAAAATGCCACAGAAAACCAATTTAAATATAAATCCTTATTACGACGATTTTAATAAGGACAATAATTTTTATAAAGTTTTATTTAAGCCAGGATACCCAGTACAGGCTAGAGAATTAACAACTTTACAATCTATCTTACAAAACCAGATAGAGTCCTTTGGAAGTCATATCTTCAAAGAGGGATCTATGGTGATCCCCGGAAGCGTTAATTATGATTCCGAGTACTATTCAATTAGATTAAATCAAGATCATCTAGGTATTCCAGTTTCCCTTTATGTTGAGAATTTGGTAGGGAAGCGTCTAACAGGTCAAGATTCTGGAGTAACAGTAGTCGTTGATAAGTATTTACTTCCTTCAGAATCAACAGAGATTACCGATTTAACTCTTTTTATTAAATATTTAAATTCTGGATCAGATAACGTTGTCAAAACATTGAATGACGGTGAAGTTTTAATAACGGAAGAATCATTCGTCTACGGAAATACTTCAATCAACGCAGGCGATACTGTAGCAACATTGGTATCATTGAACGCATCCGCGATTGGGTGTGCCGTAGGAGTATCACAGGGTGTTTATTTTATCAGAGGAACTTTCGTAGATGTAGCGACTGATAAAATTGTACTCGATCCATATTCAAATACACCATCATATAGAGTTGGTTTAAATATTTTAGAAGAAATCGTAACTGCTAAAGACGATTCCTCACTTTATGACAATGCCAGAGGATTTTCAAATTTTGCAGCTCCTGGGGCAGATAGATTAAAGATTTCTACTGTCTTATCAAAAAAACCACTAACTGATTTTGATGATAAAAGTTTTGTAGAATTAATTAGACTTGATAATGGTGAAGTTAAAAAACTTCAAAACAAATCAGAATATTCGGTTATTAAAGATTATTTTGCCAAGAGAACTTATGAAGAGTCTGGAGATTATTCCATTGATAAGTTCAATATTCAGGTTGCCAATTCTTTAAATGATGGCATTTCAAATGAAGGAATATATTTACCAACACAAACAACTGACTCTGGAAATATTCCTAATGATGATTTGATGTGTATCAAAGTATCTCCTGGAAAAGCATATGTAAGGGGATTTGATATTGAAAAACAAGCAACAACTATATTAGATGCTGATAAACCTAGAGATAAGGCAACTGTTGACACATCTCTAGTCCCATTTGAGATGGGTAATTTATTAAGGGTTAATAATGTAACTGGAACTCCATTTGTTGGTATTAACACAAGTAATAATACTGTTACATTCTTTAATCAAAGAAAGGCATCTGAAGGGTCTGGAACTGGTGATGAGATTGGACAAGCTAGGGTATACTCTTTTAGTTTAAGTGATGCTCCATATTCGAATGATGCTTCTGAATGGGAATTATATCTTTTTGACGTACAAACGTTTACTAAATTAACTTTAAATCAAAGTCTAAATTCTAGTCAGTGCCCAGCAACATCTTATATCAGAGGAGTCAGCAGTGGAGCTTCTGGATATGTTGTTTCGGCAGCATCTGGAGTAGATATAACAATAACACAAACTTCCGGAACTTTCATTGCCGGTGAACAAATTCTTATTAATGAGTCAACTGAATATTCAAGAAGTGTTAAAAGTGTAAGAGTATTTAATACACAAGATATTAAATCTGTTTTTCAAAGTTCGACTTCTATTTCTTCTGGAATAAAAACATCATTTGTTGCTGATACGGTTCTTCAAAGAATTTCTCCATCAGGATTTAATATTACTGATAGATTAACAATCACTGGTGGAACTAGTGCTGGATCAGTAACTTGCCCCGGTAAAAACTTTTTAGGAATTAGAAGTGATGCCATTATCAGATATCAAGTATCTGGTCTGTCAACAGAAACTTACAACAGGGTAGTTTCAGTTTCTAGTGATGGTCTAACTATGACTGTTGCTGGTATTTCAAGCGTATTTGGGGTATGTAATGGCGGATTACCATCGTCAACTCAATCTGTAACATTTTCTATTGGTGCTCCAAATATTACCAATGATGAAAGTGCTGGACTTTATGCCCCATTAGATGCTTCAAACATTTCGGATGTATCTTTAGCAAATTCAAATCTATTAGTAACTAGCCAACTTCGTGAACTAACAACTAATTCTGTTGGATCCTTAAGTGTTGATGTAACATCCACTGGTATTTCTAGTGCTTTCTTTGAAACATTTGATGCTGAAAGATATTCAATTCACTATTCTAATGGTGATGTTGAAGATTTGACGGGAGATCAATTCACATTAAACTCAAATGGATCTCAAATTGTATTTTCTGGGTTAAGAGTAAGTCAATCTTCAAACGTAACACTCAATGCTACGGTAAGAAAGAATCAAATCAGAAATAAACAAAAAGATTTCAACAGAAGTCAAAAAATAATTGTTAATAAATCAATTTCTGGGATCTCTACTGCTTTAAGTGGATTAAGTACTAATCAATTTTACGGATTGAGAGTTCAAGATAAAGAGATTTCTTTGAACGTTCCAGATGTTGTCAATATTGTTGGAGTTTATGAATCTCTAGATACATCAAACCCAACTCTAGACAAGTTAACATTTGTCTCTGGACTATCACTGGATACCAATTCAATTTTAGGTGAAAGAATAGTAGCATCTACTAGTGGAGCGATTGCTCAACTTGCCACCAGATCATCTGCGACAGAAGTAGAAATTTGTTATTTGACTCCCCAAACATTTACAGTTGGAGAAACAGTAACATTTGAAGAATCCAATATTGTAACTAATATCCAATCTATAACAGTAGGTAATTATTTAAATATTACAAACAGATTTGATCTCGATAAGGGACAGAGAGAGCAATATTATGATTATTCCAGAATAGTAAGAAAACTAAATTTCCCAGAACCAACAAGAAAGTTACTGATCGTATATAATTCTTATAGCGTACCATCAAACGATCTTGGAGATCTATATACCGTCGAATCTTACAGTCAAGAAAGATTCACTAATGATGTTCCAATTTTGAGAAACTCTTTGAGATCTACCGACACTCTGGACTTTAGACCAAGAGTGGCAGAATTTACATCAACAACATCTTCACCATTTTCTTTTGCGAGCAGATCTTTTGGTTCTTCCGGAAATAATCCTACTCTAGTCGTCACACCTAATGAAAGTTCTCTGATTGGGTATAGTTACTACTTACCTAGAATTGATAAACTTGTTCTCGATAGTCTGGGCAATTTCTCATTAATTAAAGGTGTATCGTCTTTAGATCCTAAAGAACCAACAAATGTAGAAAGTGCGATGGATATTGCCACCATCAATCTTCCAGCATATTTGTATAATCCAGATGATGCTGTAATAACTCTCGTTGATAATAGAAGATATACAATGAGAGATATTGGAAAATTGGATGATAGGATTTCAAATTTAGAGACTGTTACATCTTTAAGTCTACTTGAACTGGACACAAAAACATTACAAGTTCAAGATGCTGATGGACTTTCAAGATTCAAATCTGGATTCTTTGTAGATGACTTTAAAAATAATAATTTATTAGATTTACTCAATCCTGATTGTAAATGTGATATTGATGTAAAGAATCAAGAATTAAATACTCCTTTAGATTTTTATTCCCTAAAACCAGAACTATCTTTATTACCATCAATTAATACAGATACTGCTGACTTTTCGGCAAATCTTGAATTATTGGATTCAAATGTTAGAAAAACTGGTGATCTAGTTACATTAGACTATGAAGAAACTGGGTGGATTGAACAACCTCTAGCATCTAGAGTTGAAAATGTCAATCCATTCAATATGATTGAATTTGTTGGTAGAGTTCAATTAAGTCCAGCTTCAGACAACTGGGTTAGAAATGTATTTGTCAGTGGTGGTGAAAGAACAATTACTGGAGACTTTGATGGATCTTATGTAGAAACAATCAAGATAAGTAGTGAACCAGATACTCATATTCGTTCTAGAAACGTAGCCTTTGGTGGTGGTGGATTGAAGCCAATTACAAGATATTATCCATTCTTTGATAGCACAAGTGGAATTGATATTGTTCCTAAACTTCTCGAAATTACAATGACTTCTGGAATATTCCAGAATAGTGAAACTGTAGATGGCTTTGTTGGTGGTACTAGGGTCATAACTTTTAGAACTTGCCAACCAAATCATAAGACTGGTGACATTAATAATCCAACAACAACATTTAATGCAAATCCATATAACACATCAATTAGTCTACCTACAACATATTCAGCTTCTTCTACAGTTCTAAACGTAGATGTTGCTTCATTATCCGAAGAAGCACAAGGAAGATTCAATGGATATGTTACGATAGGAACTGTTTTAGTTGGTAGGACAAGTGGTGCTCAAGCATCTGTTTCGGATATCAGATTAGTTTCTGATACTTTTGGAGATCTTGGTGGATCATTCTTCTTTAAAGATCCTTTAGCGTCTCCACCTCCTCCATTAAGATTTAGAACAGGAACCAAAACATTTAAACTTACTTCTAGTTCAACAAATTCGTCTCCTTTACCCGGAAGCTTGTTGATTAGTAGTGCTGAAACTAGCTACAATACCAGTGGTATTGTAGATACATTTAGACAAACTGACGTTATTGTAAGAAGACCACCCCCACCACCACCGCCACCACCAGCACAGAATAATCGTGGCGGTGGAAAAGATCCTCTAGCTCAAACATTTACTGTTGATGAAACAGGAGCATTCTTAACCTCTGTTGACCTATTCTTCGCAAGCAAAGATCAAAATGAAAAAGTTACTGTTGAGTTAAGAACGGTAGAACTTGGAACTCCAACGGATCAATTAGTTCAAGACTTCGCAAGAGTTACTCTTGAGCCATCTCAGGTTAATACATCAACAGATGGATCAGTAGCAACAAGAGTTACTTTCCCATCTCCAGTATATTTGCAACCAGGAGAAGAGTATGCGATTGTAATTCTTTCACCATCATCAAATAATTATGAGAGTTGGATTGCCAGAATGGGTGAAAGAACAGTAGATACTCAAAATCTACCTGACGCTGAAAGTGTAATTGTAACTAAACAATATCTTGGAGGTAGCCTCTTTAAGTCTCAAAATGGAACTATTTGGACACCTAGCCAATTTGAAGATCTCAAATTTAAACTCTACAAGGCACAATTTACACAAAACCTTGGTACTGTTTCTTTCTACAATCCTAAACTTGGAACTAGAAATAGTCAGACTCCAAGACTTTCCCCAAATCCAGTCAAAACTCTTCCAAGAAAATTAAAAGTTGGAATTACAACTACCACCACAATGGGTAGTATTTTAATTCCAGGAAGAAAAGTTGGGGAGGGTAGTTCAACTGGTCCTTATGGATATATTGAGAAGATTGGAAGTAAAGTTTCCGCTCTTTCCTTGACTAATGCTGGTGTTGGATATTCTAATGGTACATTCTCTGGTGTTTCTCTTTATAGTGTATCTGGAAATGGATCAGGTGCTATTGGAGTTGTAACTGTATCATCAAATGTTGTTTCCGCTGTTTCCATAACTACTCCAGGAAATGGATATGCTATTGGTGATGTTTTAGGGGTTACAACCAGTAGCGTTGTTAAAGGTTCAAATGCGACTGTCACCGTTTCAAATATTGATGGTGTTGATACTCTTTACCTTACAAATGTACAGGGAGAAGAATTTACCAGCGGTCAAGATCTAATCTATTATGATAATGGCGCTGCGGTTTCTCTAGCAAATACAGATGTTAGAGGATCATCATCTCTGATCAGTAATCTTTATGACGGTAGAGTAATTGAGGTTGATCATTATAATCACGGTATGATGGCAGATAACAATAAAGTTACTCTGGCAGATATTGAACCAAATACTCCTCCTATATTACTTACTGCCAATCTTGCAATTGACTCAACAACTATTTCAGTTGCCAATACTTCAACTTTTGCAACTTTTGAAGGCATTTCAACATCAACTGGATATGTCAAGATTAATAATGAAATTATTTACTATAATAGTATTGGTTCAGGAACACTTGGAATTGGAACCAGAGGAATAGACAGTTCTTCTGTTAGAACACATAATGTTAATGATCTTTGCTATAAGTATGAACTCAATGGTATATCTCTGACAAAAATTAATACTACACATGATATGCCAACAGATTCTGCATTGAAGGCATCCAAAAATATTGATAAGTACTATTTACAAATTAATCGATCAAACAGACCTGCAGGCGATACTCAATTAAGCTTCACTGATGAGAGATCACTTGGTGGAACAAATGTATTTGCCTCTCAAAACTTCCAATATAATGCGATTATTCCACAATTTAATGTAATCACTCCTGGTGATACTACCTTCATAAACGCACAATTAAGATCCGTATCTGGAACTAGTGCTGGTGGATCTGAAATTTCCTTCATTGATCAGGGATATGAACCAGTTGAATTAAATCAAATTAATAGACTTTCTTCTACAAGACTTGTCTGCTCTGAAATAAATGAGACGAATAGATTAACAGATCTACCAAAAAATAGATCTACCACTTTAGCAGTTCAATTCAGTTCACAAGATCCTAATCTATCTCCAGTTTTGGATACTCAAAATGGCGTTCTTATTCTTGAAAGAAATAGAATAAATTCACCAATCACAAACTATGTAACTGATTCTAGAGTTAAGTTAATTTCTGGAGATCCACATTCGGCAGTTTACATTTCAAATAGAGTCGATCTTAAGCAACCAGCAACATCATTAAAAGTTCTTGTTTCTGCTTATAGACATTCTTCAGCAGACTTTAGAGTTCTGTATAGACTCTTTAGACCAGACTCTAGTGAAGTTGAGCAAGCGTATGAATTATTCCCAGGATATGATAATCTTAAGGATTTGAATGGTGATGGTTTTGGTGAGACAATTATTGATTCAACTCTCAATAGTGGTAGAGCAGATGCTTTTGTTCCATCAAGTAGGGATAATCAATTCCTAGAGTATCAATTTAGTGCTGATAATCTTGACAAATTTACTGGATTTGCTATTAAGATTGTATGTTCTGGAACTAATGAAGCATATGCTCCAAGATTTAAAGATTTAAGAGTAATTGCTTTAGCATGATTCCCGTTGAAGGTCATAAAAATCTCTATAGAGATGAAAAATCTGGTGCTATTGTTAATTATGATACATTGGGATATTCTCAATATATTAAAATGAAATCTGAAAAGCAAAAGCAAAAGGAAGAAATTGACCAAATTAAAACAGATATTGAAGAAATTAAATCTTTACTGAAGGAGATTATCAATGGATCCAAATGAAATAAAACTTGACGATATCAATAAATTATTTGAATATGAAATGCAATCTAGAGAAATTGATGATTGTAACGATATCAATCAACTTAGACTAATGCTTAAGACCTCTATCAAGCTTTATATGAAGCAACAAGAGGTAATTCATAGTCTTGGTAATCTTGGATTTGGTCAAGTATAAATATATTTTAGATCCTGAAGTTTTTTATAAATGGCAGCCGTTTATGTAAGTAATCTAGTCGTAAACACTGGTACTACATTTACTCAAACATTTTCATTAGAAAATAGTGATTCTAGTTCCTCATTAAATTTGGGTGGATACATAGTATCTGCTCAAATGAGAAAACATGCTGGTAGTTCAGCATATACTTCATTTACTGCATCAATTTTAAATCCTTCCGCAGGAACAATTAAAGTTGGACTGGGAACTACTACAACTGCCTCCCTTAAACCAGGTCGTTATGTTTATGATGTTTTGATAACAGATAATTCTGGAGTAATAACTAGAGTTGTTGAGGGATCCGTTCTAGTTAGAGAAGGAGTAACTCGCTAATGGCAGACATTAGAGTTAGAGTTGGTCAGCAAAACGCAGTTAAAGTTGTATCATCTTTAGCTGGAACTAAAGAAATTTCTTTAGGTGATTTGACAGATGTAAACTTACCTCCCGCAGTATTAAATGGGATGGTTCTTGTTTATAACTCCACCACCCAAAAATGGGATGCAACATTAGACTTAACCCCAGGAACAACACAGAATTTAGACATCAACGGAGGTAGCTTTTAATGGCAAGTATTATTAGGATTAAAAGATCCTCTGGTACTAGTATACCTGGAAGTCTGCAGTGGGGTGAATTAGCATATGTAACTGGTATTGGTAGTGCTACAGGAACTAACCAAAATAGAGACAGAATTTATGTTGGTGACGATGGAACTAATGTAGTATCTGTTGCTGGACGTTATTACACGTCCATGATGGACCACGTTCCAGGAACTGTTGCTGGAGTTACAAACACTCGCAATAGTGATGGTGGAATTGTTGTTATTCTTGATAACACAAGAAAAGTAGATCAGTGGAATGTTGATAATTTAAGATTAGATGGAAATACATTTTCTTCACAGAATACTGATGGAGACATTGTATTAGATCCGAATGGAACTGGTGAAATCAACATAGTTGATGATACTTATTTGAGTTTTGGTACTGATAAAGATGTAAAGTTACGATACGACGAAGCTACTGATAATAGATTTGAAATCGAAGGGGCAGACTGGGCATTTGCCAATGGTGTTTCCATTAATATTGGAGATGTAACAGATTCAACTACTAAAGATAATGGTGCTCTTGTAGTTGAAGGTGGCGTTGGAATTGAGAAAAACCTCAATGTTGGTGGAAATGCTACTGTTGCTGGGGTCTCAACCTTTACTGGAAGTGTGACCATTGGTGACGTAAAAATTAATCAAAATATAATTTCCACAGTTCCAGGATCAAATGGGATTCTGTATATTGATCCATATCCAGATGGATTAAGTAATGAAGGAACTGTCGTTATTAAAGGTGATTTGCAGGTTGATGGTACAACTACCTCTGTAAATTCTACTGTTGTATCAATCAACGATCCAATCATCGTTCTTGGTGATGTAACCAGTAAGAGAACGGTTATGGCACCAGTTGCCACCGGTGTCTCAACAATTACACTCGATTCCGTAATTGGTATTAATACTGGTGATACTATTCAGGGTAGTGCTTCATTACCAAATAGTGGACTAACCACTATTACTGGATATAACACCACAACAAAAATCATCACTATCCAGGGTTCCACTACAGCAGGAATCACTACAACTACACAACTAACGATTACTCACGCTTTTGATACCAATACCGACAGAGGTATTGCGTTTGATTATAACACTGGTGTAGGAACGGCAAATAACAAAACTGGATTCTTTGGTTATATTGACGGAACTAATGTTGGTAGTGCGGCAACTTCAAGATCTTGGACTTATATTCCAGATGCTGCCATTGTTTCAAATGGTGTAGTCACAGGAACAAGAGGTTACCTTGATATTAAAGGTATTTACTACCAAACTGGTGATTTTAATACTCATGGTATTGTATATTTTGATGTTGATGGATTACAAACTTCTACAAATAATCCAGCATCCCCAACTTTAACATCAAAGCAAATTTTAACTGCGATTACTGAAATCAATTTAACTTTCGGAAGTTCTGTATCCGTTACGCAAGGTGACTTAATTTTACAAGAGACAAGTGGAGCATATGGTGTTGTTAAAACTACGGCAAACTCATCAACGATCACATTAGTTGGAGTTGAAGGAACTTTTACAAATACTTATAACCTATTAAAAAATAGTGTAAGTATGTCAATAATTCCAACTAGCGCAATAACCATATATACAAATAAACCAACCTGGACTTCAACCTTAGATGGAGGAACATTCTAATTTATGTCAAATCAAAATAGTGAAGTTGATGTGAATGTATTGATTAAACTTTATAATCAAAAACTAGCGTCACTGTCAAATCAAAATATTTTGTTGGAAGCAAAACTTCAAACATTGACTCAAGATTATTCTACGTTAGAAGAAAAATATAATGAACTATTAATTTCCAATCAATCAGAGGAATAATAAAATGGCAAAACCAGCAAGTAGACAAGAACTAATTGATTACTGTTTAAGAAGGCTGGGTGCCCCTGTATTGGAGATTAACGTTGATGATGACCAAATAGACGATTTAGTAGATGACGCCCTACAGTACTTCCAGGAGCGTCATTTTGATGGTGTTGAGAGAATGTATCTAAAGTACAAATTATCTCAAGCAGATTTGGATAGAGGTAAAGCAAAAGGTACAAACGGTGTTGGAATTGTAACTACAACATCAACATCCACAAACATCAGTGGATATGGAACGGTTACTTCAAATTTTTATGAGACCTCTAATTTTATTCAAGTTCCAGACTCTGTGATTGGAATTGAAAAGGTTTTTAAATTTGATACCAGTTCAATTTCTGGTGGAATGTTTAGTATCAAGTATCAGTTGTTTTTAAATGATCTTTATTATTTCAATTCTGTTGAACTGTTACAGTATGCTATGACAAAAACTTATCTGGAAGATATTGACTTTTTATTAACCACAGATAAACAAGTTAGATATAACAAAAGACAAGACAGATTGTATTTGGATATTGATTGGGGAGCACAAACTGTAGATACTTTCTTGGTTCTAGACTGCTACAGAATTTTAGATCCAAATACCTACACAAATGTATATAATGACAGTTTTCTAAAAAAATATTTAACGTCCCTCATTAAGAGACAATGGGGTCAAAACCTTATTAAGTTTAGGGGAGTAAAACTTCCTGGAGGAATTGAACTTAATGGTAGAGAAATCTATGAAGATGCAGAAAGAGAACTAGAAAGTATTAAACAAGTAATGGCTCTTGAATATGAGCTTCCACCTTACGATTTTATTGGATAATGGCACTTAATCCCTTTTTCCTTCAAGGATCTCCCAGTGAGCAGAGACTTGTACAAGATCTTATCAACGAACAACTAACGATTTATGGAGTAGAAGTAACTTATATTCCAAGAAAATTTGTACGAAAGCAGACCA